TTGTTGGCGCAGGATTTCACGCCAATTCATCTTGGGCTCAGTAAGTTCCTTGATCATACGCTGGATCTCAGCGGGGGTATTTCCCGCACCCGCCGCTTGAGCAGCCTGCATCATCTGCTCTTTAATCTCATCTCGAATTTTCTTAAGCTCGTCTTTGCTATATTGCGGACGTCCGTCTTTACCTTCTTTCTCCCAATCAATATGCTCATCAAGTAATTGACCTAAAGCAGCCAATTCTTGTTCATCCATATCGTTAAAAATTTCGTCGTAGATTTGTTCCGTACTCTTACCATAATGTTTGGCATCGTGGAAGATTTTGATACCTTTAGGAGCCTCTCCGATACGATCTCGTACAAGAGTACCATTAACCGAATAGTCGGCAGCCGCATTCCAAATTCGAGGATTACGACCTTCTACTCGCATCATGTGCTCGTAGACATTGTGTAGAATTTCGTGAGCTACTACAAACTCAACTTCTTTAGTCGACATCTTAGAAAAGAAGTCTCGATTAAAGTACAAATGACGTCCGTCAGTGGCCGCAGTCATACACCAATCAGTAGCTTCTTCAATCTTAAGACGAGTAGCCATATTACCAAAAAATGGATGACGTAGGAGCAGTCCAACTCGTGCTACTACAATTTTATCAATTACTGGATCTAAATGACTCATAATTTGCTCCTGTTTATACAGTATATATTATAACAGGGTCCGAGGACCCTGTCAAATGATGCTTAAACCAAATCAACGCTTTTCGGTAGCAGCCGCAATAAATCGACCGTATTTGGCATGGAAGTCGTCGAAGCACTTAATCTCGTCCGGATCCAAAGGCAATTGGTATTGGGTAAGTGCCAATTTAGTGCCCATTACAACCAACTCAGTTTCAAAGTTATTCATCATGAATTCAAAGAAACAGTTAACTTGATCATTCCAGTCTTTGACATTCTTGTCAGCGGCATCTTTGAGCTCGTAGCACAGGCTAACAGTTAGTGAATACATAGCGGAAATTTCCTTAGTATCCATCTTCTTAACTTTGCCCTTAAGAATATCTGTAGGATCTGGAAGCTTACTGGCGATTTTACGATGAGCCATAAACTTAACAGCCAGACCTTCACCAACAGCACCGGAAATCAAATCGGTCAAAGTGCCCTCGTCTTCGTCGTCATCAAACAACAGCTCAGACACAAAAGTCCAAGAACGTGGAGTAGCAAAGGCACGTGATGCACTCTTTGGATCAAAGTCGTAAAGATCCTTCTTGCTAAATGTCAAGAAACCAACCACATCACGGTGGATACGATTGTCAGTGGCCCAAGCAAAATAATCTTCCCAGTCCACTTTCATTTCCAAGTGAACAAAACGGTTTGCCAACGGAGCAGGCATACGATAGGTAACGCCCTTGTCAGTCTCACGGTTACCAGCGGCAACAATGTGTACGTTATCGGGCAATTTATAAGTACCAACACGACGATTCAAAACTAGCTGATAAGCCGCAGCCTGTACAGCAGGAGCCGCAGAGTTCATTTCATCCATAAACAGAATGATCTTATCATGTTGAGCAGCCATTTCGGCATCGGGCAATTCGATAGGCGGAGCCCAAACCATCTTGCTTTGGTTGCTATCAAAATACGGAATACCTTTGATGTCAGTGGGTTCCCAAAGACTCAAACGGATATCAATAACATGAGCGTTAAGTTCCTCGCCCATCTGTTTGACAATGTCTGACTTACCAATGCCTGGAGGACCCCAGAGGAACAAAGGACGATTGGCTTTAAAGGCACGACGCAAACTCTTCTTAGCGGCTTTCGGGCCAACAGTACGTGAACTAATCTCGCTCATAAAAACTCCTGGTTGGGTTAAAAAATTTAATAGAACTTGTTGTCTATGTGTCTATTATAGTACCAACTAACTACGATGTCAACAACTTTTTTGTCTTTTTAGTCGTTTTGGTTAAGTTTTTTTTGGTTGTTTATGGCTTTGATTAGCCCATATTTTCTAATATCATCCGAAAACATGTATAGTTCAAAAGCTTTTTTTTCGTTAAAAACAGTCAAACTTTGGTTGGTAAGAAAATATGGACAATCTAAAAATTGATCAAAAAAGATTATTGTTTGCGGACTCAATTCAATCTTTTCATTGAAAGGGATTTCGTATTCTTTAAGTTCTAATTCAGTTACTAGAAATTCGTATCCGCTTAAACTAAGACGTAACCCGCCTTCGTCTTTAGTTCGTTTGCTTTGCCACCATTGATGTAGATGTAGCTTTACATTGGCTTCGTCCGTGCTTCGGCCCATTTCTTTCAAGAAAATTTTTGTGTAGATTTCTCTTGAAATCATTTAAGTGTTTCACCGGCTGTGAGTTTAACAACTGTGAATTCTGTACAGTTGAAAACTTTATTTAATTTTTTAGATAGATTTATAGCGTGACCAGGATTTGAAAAACTTACTTTTTTATATTTCGGTCCTGGATAGCTAGTAAGACTATTAAACGTTTTTAAATTAAACGGTTGATTTTTATAAAAGACTGCCCAAATTGCTTCACTATCTAGAATTTGGTCAGTCTTATATGTTTTTTTGTTAGTTTGTTCTAATAGAACTTTTGGCTTAGGTCTGCTCATATATATGCGTATCCTTTAAGTACGCATATATTTATCATTATTTCTCGTTGAAATTTCCACCGTCCATTCGGATAGTGATGTCTCCGTTGTTAGCCTGTTGTAGTCGTGACATAAGTTCGTCCATGTCTTCAATTAATTTAGCACTAATTTCGGCTATTGCCAGTGCTAATAATTTGGCAGATTTAATATCTATTCGCAGTTCTTTTTGATTGGCTAATTCTGCGGCTTTTACTTGTTGAATGAATTGCTGTAAAGGTACAGTATTAATCGGCTTTTGCATTTGATAACACCTGTTTCATTTCAATTTCAGTTTTAAAAGGGCCTTTGCTTTCGTATCTTTCGATTGTAATTAGTTTTGGACAAAAGCTTTTTACCCAACCTTTATCAAACTTAATAATGTAATATCCTGCACAATATAAACTTTTACTATCCAAACTCTTTGTAAACAATGGTAGTTTTTTCTGTACATTGTACATAGGATTGTAGGGATGACAACTAGTTGGAAATCCGTACACATCTCTAATTTCTTGAGTACTGATACTAGTAGTAATTTTAGTTTCGAAGAAGTTTTTTCCAAATGCTTTTAATAGTTCTTCTTTTTTTCCAAAGAAGCTAGAACCATCTTTACCACTGAGCATAAATTTGTTGTTGTCTTTTTTCTGAAGGGTGCCTATTTTTTCACCGTTTTGTTCCACGATCCAAAATTTGCCATCTACTATTGGCTTAGCATAAAAGTCTGTCATTGTGTTTCCTTATTGTATTTGGCCTGTAATGGCTCGGCATATTGTTGAATGTTATCAATCATTCTTTTCATATCGTATAATTGACAAAACTTAATTAATCGAATTCCAACTTGGTCAACTGCTTTAGCTTTGGCATTGGTAGTAATAGTGTTATTAATTATCTCTTTAACATTATCGGGCTGGTGCTTGAGATCTATAAGACGTCGATTGCGCTCATAGTCGTCTAGTACTCTATGTTCTTCCCCATTATGGTCTAGCCAACGCTGTAGCATCATGTTATTCCAAGCGAATCCTTTATTCTTACGATCTTCAAATGCTTCTTGTAATTTATTTTTACGAACTTTTGGAAACGCTGAGAATACATTGTCGCTAGTATCGCCACGCATACATTTTTCAAATAAGATCCATTCTGGATTAGGAATATCTTTTGGCTGTTTAGTTTTACTGTCAATAACTAGTTTACCTTTTTTGTCAAAGATACCTTCGTGTGTGGTCAGCGTTTCTAGCACACCATTGTATTGTTTAACATTAGGCGCAATCAATTGATGAAAATCACTATCTGTACTAATAATTACATGATTGTCATTAGGATGATTAGCGATCCAGCCAGCAATAAGATCGTCTGCTTCAAGCACCGGATTGTGAAGTACAGTAGCATTGGTCTTATTAATAACGAAATCTTTAAAGACATCGAATGTTTCCCAGAATAGTTTATCTTCTTCTGCTTCTTTGACAGTCATTGCCGCACGAGTTTCGGCACGGTTAGCCTTGTAAGGCTTATAATAATCTTTGCGCCACGATCTACCTTCAAGACAGAATACCACATGACTACCACCAAAGTCTTGCCATGCTTTTTTGATACTGTTAAAGGTAATATGGAGAGCCATACCTAGTTTAAGGTCAGCGTCTCCACAAACAACGTGTCGAGCACGAAAGAATGTATTAGCAGTATCTACTAGAATATAAGTCATGAGACCTCTGATTTACCTTTAGAAATTGGAACAACATTAATATAGCCAGCACCTCTACTAGTATCAACACCTGATTCAGCAAACATGTTATAGACAATATCTCTAAACCAACGATCTACAATATCTTCGTCTCGATCACCGTCAGCACCATATCCTGCTTGCTTCAATTGTACTATAAAATACTCATTCCAGTCAAGCTCAAAAAATCCGTTTCGAATATTTTCTTTATTGACATGTGTATCTAGAACGCTTACCCAAGGCTCTTGATTTCGAGTAGCACGTTCTTTTGGTGTAAGTTTTGATTGCTCTTCGGCTTCTAATGCTTTTTGAGCTGCTTCTTCAGCTTGCTTTTTAATTTGTTCTAATTCGTCTAGTTTAGCTTGAGTCGCTTGGAGAGTTTTCTCCATTTCTTCCAAACCAAACATTTTTTTTAAAAAGTTTTTCATTTGCCCCATCCGTTCCCCCAAAGATCAACGTGTAATCTTGGACTATAGTAATAACCACGCTTCAACGCTTCGTCGGCAATGTGTATTCTATTATTATCATATACACTCACTACTCCGCCTACTGGCATAACATATACAGGTCCATTGATGCCCATAGATCTATATTCTTTCATAGCACGTTCAATTTCGTCAAAGTGCTCTAGTTTATCTACTACAAATTTAAAATAAACAAAACCGTATTCTTGATATCCTGCTACTACTTCTGGTTTAATAGCATCTTCCCAGCGTTCTCCGCTAGCACTTAATTTAGCACTTACACTAAAGGTGATTTCTCTATGAGAGTAATACCAATCATTTAAAAACTCTTTAAATTCTTTATGTAAATGTTGAGTGCCATTTGTTTCAAATGTAATATTATTTAGATCACTCATTTTATGATGATTAAGTAATGTAGGATATAACTGCTGCCAGCCTAATAACGGCTCTCCACCTGTAATAATTAAATGAACATCGTTGCCGTTGTCCTGCTGCCAACGATTATTTGGAGTTAATGACAGTAGTTTATCAACAATCTCATCTACCGAATAATGCGGGCTTAATTCTTTAAAAGCGGGATGCCAGCTGGCATAACTATCGCAACCAGTTGTCACAAGCGGTAATTCTTCAAACGTTTTATAAAGATTAATATTTGCAGCAATAGGTTCAATTTCTTTAGTGCTTTCTCCTGCCGGCATGCCAAATCCGGCGCATTTAAAGTTACAACCAAATGTGCGTAAGAAAACAGAAGGCACGCCTATAAAACGTCCTTCTCCTTGTGCTGAATAAAATATTTCACTGACTTTGATTTTTTCCATGTTGTTTCCTAAATTCTTCTACATCTTTTACAGCTAATTTTAGCACATCTGCGTAATTAAAAGCAACCTGTTTCTTCATAATTATACTAGTTTCAAAGTCAGTATATCCTTTGGTTAGTAGTTGCCAAATATGTTGCCAGCGTGTTTTGCTCCAAAAATTAGTTCTAGTTCTTGTATAAATTGTTACAGTAACACCAGTATCTTCAGCTTCAATGTCAATAGTGTGTGTACAATCATCATTGCCGCATTCGCACACGGCTTTGTACATCTTAGATGTACCCCATTCGTTAACCACAAGGACACCCTGCGCTGGCTTTTGAGATCTCATGTCTTCATTACTTCCAAAGTAGCAATTTTACTAATTCGTTCACCGAAGTCTTGATCGTTAGTAATAATATATGTTTGATGGAAGTTACGATCTTTATGCCGATCATACTGCCTAAATTCTACAATCTTCCCTCCTACTGCTGAGTAGACTTTAAAATTAAGAATAGGATCCCCACCGACACTGTCGCAATCTTCTGATGCTATTAGTTTCGACGTTCCCCTTGACACTTTGGCATCGCACTCTTCAATTTCTCTACCCTCTTGCTGCCAACGCCATAACATTCTTTTAAACCATTTCATTATAATCTCTCACTTAATAAAATTCTACACAAACGTTCGTCTTTTTCACTTTTAAAATGAAATTCCATCCAATCTATTTGTGGTTTGTAAAGAAATCTGTGTCCCGGTAGGCCAAATACTTCTAATACTAACGCACAAGTTTCATTCCACCAAATAGTTCCTTGATCACTATGCCAATGTACTTTGACACAATAATCAAACTTGTCTACAGTAGTTTCCTTTATCTGGTATGACATGCCTAACTCCACCTCTAGGATCCTCCATATCACCATTACGTCTAGGAATCATGTGAATATGCGGCCACATAACAGTTTGGCCAGCAGATTGTCCGTAATTAATTCCTACATTAAACCCGTCCCAATCACCTAATTCAACTCCTCTGCGTCCTTCACGTAAAGCATCTTCCATAGCCTGCATTACAATTTGTATTGTATTATACTTAGGTACAAATAACAAATGCCCTTGAGTCACAGGATATTTGTCTTGATACACAGCAACATGAAAATCATCTCGAACTAATTCGGTCCACGGAGCTTTGCTTTCTTCTATAGAGTCGGGACCTTCAAAAAATTTATCCATTTTTTTTCTTTCTAGTTTTAGGTTTTTCTTCTATTTTGCCTTCTACGCTGGCAATGGCTTCTCGAACATCTCGTTGTAATGCTTCCCAGTCTGTGATAAATTCTACCCGACCATCTTCATATTCTGTTCTGGTACTATGACTACCGACCGTAACTTTGGGCCAATTATCTGTGATTTTATCTTCAGCTGCTTTCTTTTTAGATTTATATCCTGCCATAATATTTCCTTAACGTGGAGCAAATTCTTGCTGTAATTTAATATTGTCAAAAAACTCTTTCTTTGTACCGGCATCTTCTTTAAACGCACCACGTAATACAGTAGTCTGTGTTAAAGAGCTATGTGCCATAATGCCGCGATTCTCGCAACAACCGTGTGTGGCCTGAATGTAAACACCTAGATCCTGGGCTCCTGTGGCTTTTTGGATCTGCCTAGCAATTTCATTAGCAAGCTCCTCCTGGAGAGTACCTCGTCGGGCACACCATTGGGCGATTCGTGTATACTTTGAAAGACCGATGAGGTGCTGAGCGGCAATAATGCCAATATAAGCAACACCAACCACGGGTTGGTGATGATGACTACACATACTGCGAAGCTCACTACGAACAACAAGCATGCCTTCGTAACGGTCCTCCGAGTCATTCGGGAAACTAGTTGAGTCTGGTGCTGATTCATATCTACCTGCCATTATTTCGTTGTAGTACATCTTAGCAAGGCGTCTTGCTGTGCCTTTGCTGTTAGGATCTGTTTCTCTGTCAATTAACAAACGATCGAGAACTAATTCAAATGCTTCTGCTGCTTCGTCGATTAGTTGTTCTTTAACATGATTGTTGGTAATATATTCGCTGATATTATCTCCTGCCCAAAAGCGTTTTCCATCTCGCTTCATTTTAGCACGAAGATAGTTACCGAGATACTTCTCCTCTTGATAACCACCATCTCCATACATAGCGTTTAATGCTGTTTCTTTTTGTGTCATTGGTTCTCCTTACCTATATAGTATATAGGTTTATTTAGGTTTTCGCAACCTCAAAAGATCGTTTTTCTTTGTAGCGGTCTTAAGAGTATTTAGGTTTACGCCTTGTTTATTGGCAAATTTAACAAGAGCTTCTGTGTCTTTAGGAAAACATGCTCCGCCAAACCCAAACTGTCCGTCTGGTCCTGGGACAGACATATGGCTTCCTCCAAGTCTGGCATCACTCATTAACAGGATTTGTATTTTACGCCAATCATAACTCAGTTTATCTGCTAGCTCATACATCTCATTCATAAACACAACCTTAGTTGCCAAAAATGAATTGATAATATATTTGACTAAAGCAGCTTCTCCAATTGAAGTATAGCCTGCTGCTCTAATAGGTTGTACACCTTTTAAGATGCGTTCGGCTTCGCGTTGATATGCTAGTACACTACCGCCGATTATAATATATTCTTGTTTTAAAAAATCATCAAACGCATTGGCCGCAGTTAGGAACTCTGGAACATGAACAAGATTAGGAAATATTGTTTGTATTTTTTCGTAGAAATCTGGCGGTGCCGTAGTTTTACTAATAATTACATTTTTATAATCTTTTAACATATACAACGCAGAATTCAAAATACTAGTGTCACATTCACCATTAGGCTTGCTAGGACTAGGAACACAAACAAATACAGCTTCACAATCTAAAAGATCATTCCATGTACCGTTGGACCTAGATGGATCAGCATCTACACAAACTACGTGAGGTGTAATATCTTGATATGCTCTAGCAATGGCACCGCCTACAAAGCCAGCACCAACAATTCCTATTTTTGGTCTTTCAAACATATTCAATTGAGTCATATCCAGCGTTTATTTTCATAGTCCCAATGGCGATTATCGTAAATTGTAAAATGTATCTCGTATCCAAACAGTCCTAATTCTAAATTTAATCCCGCATGATCTTGTCTAATGTTAAATTCAAATTCGCATCTTAATACATTGTCACATTTAATAATCTGTATTTCCCAATATTTGTTTTTAATAGGAGTGGATCCGTGCCAGCATTTAATATTAGCAAACCGATCAGTACTCCAAGGATTTCGAATATTGAAATTAAAATATATCATGTTAGCGGTCCAGCAGGAGATTTTTTAAATCGTTGTCTACATGCTTCTTTAACATCTGCCGGAATATCAGGATGCCATTCTGCCATTCCGCAATCATAGATACGAACACGTTCTTCTGGCATAGGTACAGCAGACAAAATTATTGCCCATAAAATTGTTGCGGCTATAAAGCCAATAACATACTTCATTTTAACCAGAATTCTTCCCAAGGATATACTAACCAACAGTCATCTTCGGCTTTGTTTACTTCCCATACAGAATAGGTTACTGTTTCACTACTAGCTAGATTATTTGTCAATGTGGCAAATCTTACATTATTACCCCACACATGTTCCCAATCGGGATCATTAGGCAAACAACTAGCCGGCCAATCTTTTTTAATCCACGCAATAGTAGCTCCGCTGTCGTTAATATCGTCTACTACAAGAATGTTTTTAAAATTTTCACCTTCTTCTAAAAGTGATCCAGCAGCATCTAAGATACTAGCAATGTCATTTTCATCTGAAACAAATCTTTCTTGTTTTGGATATCCTAGGGCATCCTCAGCTATTCCACAATCGCTTACGCATTCTCCACCGTCACGCAGACTAACTTGTAACGGTTTCATTGGAACATCAAGATAATGACTTAACAGAGTAGCAGGTATTAGACCACCTCGACTAATACCTACAATATAATCCGGACGCCATTGATCTTTAGCTATTTGTCTGGCGATATCAAGACAGGCTCCTTGTATATCTGACCAAGAATAATAAATCTTTTTCAATTTAACTTCCTATCATTAGATTCGTTGTTAAAAAAATTAATTAGTTTATCTTGTACTTCTTCGGGAATATCATCAAAGTCTTCTTCTGAAAGCGGTACACTTTTTTCTAAAAATTCACCAGAAGTAAACATGTTTTTAATTTCTGCAATCAATTCGTCAAGTTCTTCTTGTGTGCCCTCGAATGAATCAAAGCATCCGGGAGCAAATTCAATTTTTAGTTCTTTCTTTTCTTCAGTCATTATCTTCGCCTTTTAGAGATTGCCACATACGAGCCTTACTCAATTCTTTAATGTATTCTTCATACATTTTTTTAAGTTTAGGATACTTAGCCTCTAGTGTAACATCTCTTTCTGGAATCATCAAGACTTTTTCTATTGTGGTTAGCCGTTCTTCTAAATCTTGTCCATTATGTATAATTTTACCTTTGACTTCCAATGAGGCAGGCTCATTACTTACAGTCATTATAGTGGGATTAATTTGGTAGGACGCACTGGCAAATGTATAAGTCCCATTAGATCCTGCCCCGGTAGTTATTCCACTACCTAGCACAGTATTTTGATTCGTCCAATTAAGTGGTGCTGATACTTTGCTGTTTACGGTCATTTAAGTATTTCTCGTTATGTATCCAGTTGTTCTTAACTAAGAACCCCCATTCGCGCTTTTGTGGCCCCGGCATAAACAGTGTCCAACATTCTACCCCTTCAACAAGTTCAATGCGATGATAAGAGGTAGAGCGGCAAATACGAAAATGCCCAGGCCCACGCCAATACCGTGTCTGACCGACAACGGCACCCGCTGGATTAAAGTTAGGAACCCATTCATAATATCCTCCTTTAAGGATTAAAGTAGCGTAAGGCCATGGATGATCATGTACATCATCCGGATCTGATTTAAGAAATTTATGTAAGAATACATTAAATGGGAACCATGTTCTGTCTTTTAAAAAAACATAGTATCTTTCTAGATATGGTTCGTTGTCTACACGATCCATAATAATTCTTTTTCGATTTCTATTTTCTAAAACTTTAAAAAATTTATTTTTTAGGAGTTGGATTATCATAATCGTCCTTAACAAGTTTGTAAATAGTTTCAAGATTTCTTAAAGCTATGTCTAAACTTGGATACTGTGATCTCATATCTTTAAGCCTTTCCCAATCGGGAAGTTTATCTACCCACTCTTCTCCCCAATTCCAATCAGTAGCACCTATTGTAATGCTGTCATTAAGAGTATTAAGAGTATTAATAGTATAAACTGGACTAGCTTGACTACTAGTTAGTGTATACGACGCGGAATTCATATTATAATCGTATGTTCCACCACTTGAGATAATATCGTTAGGTAGCGTAATTGTAATACAATCAGATGAAAGGCCTGTACCACTGGCACTAATTAATATATCGTTAACTAAGTCTTCTGTAGATTTCTTTGGCTGAGAAGAATCGCTCATGTAAATCCTCCGTTTGTTTACGGAGCACGGGTAATCTAGTGTTGTAATTAACCATATGCTCTATGATTTTTAGACATAGGTCTGGGCGATATACAGAGTATGCGTCAAAACTTTCTGTCCATTTGCTAGGATACTTAAAAGTATCATAATACATTTCGGTGTATGACAATCTGTCTGGTACCATAGGTATAGCATTGACTATGGCACCTTCGTAACAACTAATACCAAGTGTTTCTTGTAGATTAGCACTAAACACTATTTTTGCTTGACCTAATAATGTATGATATTCGTGTTTTGATAATTGACGATCTTGGCATACTACAAACTCATATTGTGGTAAGTGTGTAGCAAGGTCTCTAAAAATAGCCACTTGTTTTTCCGGAGCAATACGATGAGGAAACAAGATAAGATCACGCTTGGGTACATTCTTATATGGAGTTAATGTTACATCCATATACTCCATAGGCCAACCTGTTCGAACAATATTAGACCACTCGCCATTTTCTATTTCTTTAAGATCATCTTCTAGCCAAGGATTTTCACTAGGATAGTCGTTTAATAAATTAGTGTAAAACATCCTTGTATGAAAATCTGTAGCAAAATAATTATAATCGATCGCCTGATAAAAACTTTTTTCAGCGTGTCTAACCCACGGTGCTGGACCAATCAGGCGCCCTAAGAAATCTTGAGGATCATACGATCCAGCATGCCATAGTGCGTGAATCTTGACAGGGATGTCAAGTAGTTCACTCATGTACTTTAAATTTATAATTCCCGGATGCCAAGCATCAGTAAAAAGAAAATGGTCGCCAGACTGAATGCGTCCAGCGCAAAATAATCTACTAATCTCTTCAACTTGGCGAGACTTGTAGATATTAGTCCCACCAAAATTGAGAAAGGCACCAGGAGTAGTGGCACTAGGAATATCTTCAGGGCCACTAATGACATGAACTTCATGTCCTTGTTCTTTA